GAAAAGAACGAATCATGATTGATAAGTTTTTGGTTAATGTAGGATCTCAAGGTGAATCAGGAGATTGTGGCTTACCATACGTCGCCATTAGTAAAATGGACGGTAAAGTGTATTTTGTAGGTTTCCATGTGGGTAGAAACGGAGAAGATTCTTATATTACTCCAATTACCTTGGAAAATTGTAAGAAAGAGACAGCTTATGTAGCCCAATGTGGGACTGAGATTCAAAATCAAGGTATCTACCATCCTGCATGGTTTGGTGAACTATCTTCCAAGAGACAACAAAGTTTTGATGGCAAATTAATTTCTTTGGGTTCGTTTAAGAGACCTGGTTTCATTCCAAGTGAAACCAATCTCATCCCGTCTCCTTTCCAGGGGGACGAAGAATTCGATCCCATATATCCGATATCGACAGCTCCTGCTTTGTTAAAACCAACTCTTTGTAAGGGAGAACTTATTCAGCCTCTCGTTAATGGGATAGCCAAATTGAGTGGAGCGCCTGTTCGCCGGACTCCTGATTGGATTTATGACTTTGTTGAAAAGTATCCTGAAAGGGCTCATTCTGGGTACTTTCCAACAGTCAGGCGTGAGTTTAGGATGTTGACTATAGAAGAAGCGATAATGAAGTTAGATACTTCCTCTTCAGTTGGTATTGATGGGAAAAGACTCGGTTTCCGTTCCCGTTCCGAAATGTGGAACAAAGATACTGGATGGATTCATCCCCTTGTACGTAAAGAGGTTGCCGCCATGTTTCAAGCTATGGATGAAGGCTATGAGCTCAAAAATGTTATGGAATTTTGTTTGAAAGACGAAACACGTGATCTTGAGCGAGTTCGACTTGGTAAAACCCGTGTTTTTTGCGTGGGTTCAGTCATTCATCTGATTGTTACGGTTATGGTTTTAGGAGATGTGGTGGAGTTTTGTAAGGAACATAGGGGTTCTACTGATGTCACAGTTGGTACGAACCCCCACGGAAAAGAATGGGAGTTTATTTCGAGAAAACTAAAACGCTTCCCAAATTTTGCAGGCGGCGATTTTTCGAACTATGACACTTCTATTGGCTATGTTCTTGCTTACTTCTTTTTCCTTGGCTTTTATCATTATGTTCAGTGGATCTGTCCTCGCAAAAATTGGTATCTTCGCTGTGTAGTTACTTCTACAGCAGCACCCTATGGTATCATTTCAGGAGAAGTGTATTATCTTAACTTTATGAATTGTTCCGGAAACTGGTGTACTACACAATTCAATTCTTATGTCAACAATCTAATGTCAAATTGTCATTTTGAAGAAGTGACATTTGAGACTGATTTGTTTGGAACATGCGTGTCTCAAAATCTTGCACGGGTTTTATATGGAGATGATAACGTTTTCTCTGTCTCTGACAAACTTAAGGGCAAGTATACTATGCGAACTTTCGCATCTTTTGTCTTTGAAAATTTCGGAATGACTTATACGACACCTAATAAAGGAGATATAGTTTCTGACTATCTTACGTGGGACGAACTTTCGTTTTTGTGTCGAACTTTTGATCAGAGTAGCGGAGTTTATCATTGTCCTTTAGATGAAGCTTCAATACATGGAATGGTTTTGTGGATTCGTAAACCAGCTAAGGGTGTCTCGATTCAAGAACAATTGTCTATTAATGTCGAACAAGCCTGCATGGAGTATTTCCATTATGGTAGAGCCAAGTTTGAACAAGAAAAACTTAGGCTCTGGACTTATAGTAAACGTTTTAACATCCCTTGGAGGGCACTTACTTATGATCAGTACGCTGAAAGGTTTGCTGATGCAATCCTTCGGGATTAAATAACATAAAATAAAAACATAGACCGAGAAGTCTTTAAACTCCTAAAATGGAGCTCTACGAACATTGAGCATTTGGTTCCTTTAAAAGAACCTTTGAGGAATGCATGGACTAGTTTTTCTGCTCGAGAAGCTAGGATCGCGCCTCATAAATGAGCACTTTGGAGTAAAGGAGTTGATCTTACTACCCTTACCTATCTCATATTGGATCACTGAAAAAATCGGAGAAATTCAGACCTCGACTACTGAAAAAGGATTAGTCGAATTTGCTTTGGAGGAAACGAAAGTTGTCTCCAGAATCCCTAAGTTACCTGTGACGCGGGATGTCACACCTTTTGAAAATCAGACTCCTTCTGGTATTCTTTCTAGAGAACGTTTAGTGTCTACTATAGTTCTTACTTCTTCTACTGCTAATGAAGTGCAGTTTGTATCTGTGTTTTTGCTTATGCAAGCTGCTGCTAATTTAGCTGCCGCTCAGTCCTTTCGTTATATAAGATGGTCAGCAATTAAGTGGAGGGTTATCACTCAAGCGAACCCCTTTGTTTTTGGGTGGTATGGTTTAACTTGTGTGCCTACTCGTTTTCGGAACACGTCTCCTTTGGGTTTTGCTTCTGATTACGGATGGTTGTCTCATGATGATTGTCTCGTCGTGGACCTTACGTCTATGCCAGAGTCTCAGATAACTGTGCCCTGGGCTTTTAACAACACATGGGTTGATCTTAATCTGTGGCGTGCAGGGAACGCAATTGTTGTCAATGAGATTGATAGTCTTAACGGCTTAAAAGTCGTGTTTCCCCAAACCATTTTTGTTACTAGTTCGGATATTCCTGCTACTTGTACTTTGTCTATATATTGTCAGTTTGAAGGAGTAGAAGTCGCTGGACCTATGTCGCCTGGAGCTACTTTTGAAGCACAATCCTCTTGGATGGATTGGATGATACCTAGTGGTGAACCTAAAACTGCTCCGGTGGAAACGGAGAAGGAAGCGCGTTTTCGACGGATGAAAGAACATTACCAGGATGACAGCGCCGGTTTTTATAGCAATGAACACGTTGTTGAGCCAGCCCTTCCTCTTACTGTCGATGATAAAAATGAAGACCAAGAAGCCGAATCTGCTAATGTTATTCCGTCAGTGTTTGGTTCGATGGTCAAAGGCCAGCCTCGCAATGTACTGGGTTCCGGAACCATGAAATTGCCTCCTAGAATGAGTTGTCAGAATAAGATATCCCAGATTCTTCAAAAACCATCCTTGGTTGGTCTCAAGTCTTTTATTTCTTTGGCGGATCCGGGTTTTACGGTCCCCATTTATGGAGGCGTCGGGAATGGTTCAAATATCATAGTCTCCCGGAATGATTGCTCGAGAATTCGATTCATGGCTCAGTTCTTTCGTTTTTATCGAGGATCTTTAACATATACTATCATGTTTTTGAGTTCTCCCATGGTAACATGGCGAGTTAAAGTGACAGTTAGCTTTCAAAATGGTTCTATGGCGGCCATACCGCCAGGAGACACCTTACAACAAGTAGTAACAATACGGGGTACTACTGTTCATCAAGTTCATTACCCGTATCTTTATACCACGCCGTGGCGTTCAGTTGCAACAGCGAATCAAGATGCAGCCGGCTACGATGTGGTTCCAGAAATTACTGTTTATCCTATCAGTGTTTCTCAGTGTGGTGACACGTTTCCCGTGTTATACATGCTTGCGTATGAAAGTGCAAACTCTGACTTTCAGTTCGCTTCTCAGCAGAATCCGTTGCCTTATAGCAGCACTCCGCCTACAGAGTTTACGGCCCAAGCCTCTATTTCATTGTTTAGACACAATGATTTTGCGAATCAACTGCCTTCGGGTGAAAGTGCAACTTTTACCTCTGACAATTGTGATACTATAGAAGGTATGGCCAAGAGATGGTCTTCTCGTAGTGACGATAGCACTCTTACCAGAGCTGTTTATGATCCTGTTACTTTAGAGACCAACTCAACCCTTGACTGTCTAGCATCTATTTTTTATTATTGTAGAGGTCAAGTTAAGTTCAAAGTCTCGTTTGAGCAGAGTTCCACTGATCTATCGTCGGCGCTAGTTATAGCAGCGATGGATTTTGAGAAAGCTGCTGATACGAGTTTTCCGTATTATAATCATCGTTTTGAAGACGGCATGCATATTGTGTCGTTAGGTCTAACGCAAGTTCTGGAGTATTGTACTCCGTTTTTGTGTACTGTTGACTGGTATCAAACCCTTGAGAGCCCTGGTTACGTTGGCGCAGTACCTCGCTTGTTCAGATCCTTCATTTTGGCGGATGGGAATGGTGGAGTTACTCCTTCGATAAACTGGGTTGGCGTGTCTGCAGGTCCTGATTTTTCGTTCTGTTTTAATACGCCTCCGCCGTGTAACCTTTACCGATGGTATGATGCGGCATCACCGACTTTGAGCGCAAAAGATGAAACGAGTTCCTTTTCTGACACTTTTGAGGAAGGAATTCCTGCCCCTTTGACCTCTTTCACTTCCATGTGAAGTGAGAGCTGACATTGGGTTAGGAATCCTTTTCTCTTCTTGTTAGAATTTTCCATCTTTTTAGGGAG